TGCGCCTCTAGTTTTGCTTTAGTTTCTGGTCTTAGCCCTGCAATCATATTTGCGTTCTTAGGAGCTACTGATCCAGTCTTGTCGAATTCAGTTGCAAGTCTTGTAACAATATCCATTTCTCTATCGTAGTCAGCTTGTCTTTGTTGACCATAAACTCTTGGAATTTTTGATTCAGCTAATTCTCGAAGTCTTGGGTTTTCAATTTTACTCGCCTCTTTCAAAGCAGCCTTTTCATCCAATCCTTTTTTCATTACATCATCAGTAAACCTTTGAACGAAACCAAGGCTTGAACTTTCTCTAACTACCTCTTCAACTTTTTCTCTACCATGGACAATGAGGTCTTTGTTTTCTTTGTAATATGTTTCGGCTGTCAAATCATCGCCGTTGGCTACCATCCTAGAAATAACTCCAGCATGAGTTTGAGATTCTGCCATCTGTATGTTGAGCTTCATCGTCTCTGCATCCCAGCCTTGATTCTCTCCAAACTTCTGAATTTCTTCTTTTTGCCGAATTATAGATTTCTTAACAGCTTTTGGATCTTGGTATGTATTTATCGCAGATTGCCTTTCAGACTGCATGTAGGATTTAAATGTATCGGCTTGATACTTCTCAATTTCATTGCCGACGTGCTTTTGAATTTGCCTATCGATCATTTGTTTTTTTTGTAAAGCTCTTTGTTCAAAAATAGCCTTTTGTCTTGGTCCAGACATACCAGATATAATCTCAGTTTGAATTTTTGAGAATGCTTCATTTGTCATTTTTGGAACTTCAAATGCGTCTTTTCCTCGCTTATAAAATGCGCCCTGATTTTTTCGAACACCAGTGCCGTCATCTTCTCCAGGATTATATAAAAATTGAGTTTCCCAATCATTAAGTTTTCTCTCAGCTTCCATGACTGCAATCTCATCAGCCCTATCCATTACACTTTCTGTAAGATTTTCTAAGGCTCCACCAACTTGAGCAAGACCTCTACCGCCCCCAAAACTTTCAATTCCTTGCTCTTCTCTTACTCTTATATTTGGCCCTAATACTTCTTGAGTTTGAGCAACGCCGTAACGTGGAACGCTTGGCATTTTATTCCTCCTTATACGCTCTATCGAAATAGCCCTGTTTGTTTAATGTCCTTGCCGCAGAGATTCCTCCAGATAAAATAGACTGGCGACCTTGGCTCATGGCAGTTGTCATCCCAATTCTAGCGGCTCTCGATCTTTCTTCAGCCTCGGCCTGATATCCCATAGCAGTGAGAAACGCATTATTTCTAATTGTTTCAATTTCTTCAACACCCGCAGCAAATGCTTCCTCTTGAATCAAAGCTGCCGATCCTGTTCTTACATCAATTCCTTGCGCTGCAAATCCAGCTCTCTGAGATCCAACAATTTGATTGATTTTTTTCTGGGCTCTAATCGCATCAATCCCGCCTTGCCTTAAAATTTTTTGAGCTTGAAGCTCGGCATTTCGCTGATTAATTCTAGACATTTCATTTTGATAGTTAGCTTGAGCCTCCATTGAGGTCGCCTGTGCGATACCTTGACCTAATTGCAAACCAGCCATTGCCGCAGCAAATTGCCAAGCCATTTAAGAACCTCCAGGAAATGGAATATAACCAGTGGGCGCAATACTTAAAATTGAACATGGAACAGGATCGGTCTGACGAATAAAAACCCGTCCATTGTTGTTCCAAGTCGCCTCTGTAATAATATCAATCGGATCTGTCTCAAGATCAACAGGACTGTCATAAGGCTCATCTTCTCTTATTTTTAACTCTGTAAGCCCATCAAGAAATGAAACAGATTCATTTGGTGGCCTCGTGCCAGCCCAAAGTCCACGAGTGTTTTCAACAAACATTGACACTTTCGAAATAAGTTTGTTTCGATCAATCATTGTTGATGAACCAGGCATATCAATGTTTAACGTCTCAATGTCTGATGTAATCGGAATCCCTACATAAATGACAGCATAATTTTCTGTTAATGTTATTTGTCCATTTGTAACAGTAACTTGAACATAGGCGGGGTTATTTGGATTTGCCACTACAAGACCATCGGAATAAACAGAAACAGATTGACCTTCAAGATGCCAAAGTCCGCTCAAAACATCCACGGCTCTCGCCCATTCATTTACGGCAACAGATCTTAAAGTGGTTGGAACAGTTCTATTTGGCCGTCCAGTTACAACGGTGCCAGACGTATAGGAATCAATTGTAAATCTAATTACTGAACCGTCAGTATCTATAAGTTGAATTTCATTTCCTACATCAGCCGTCGTAAAATAAGACGTGCTAGACGTTAAAGTCAAAGTATCCGTATAAAGCCAGCCAGACCCAGAAAGAGTCATTGTATGTGATCCGTTTGTATTTCTACCGTCATAAGATAAATGAGAATCAAGGATCGCAATGTCTCTGACATCTGAAATTTTTCTTGTGACAAATTTTTCAATATATCTTCTTGTTTCTCCATTAACCACTCTTCGTATTGATAAATATAAAGTATCTTCTGAACCCTCAGGAATAGAACAAACACTCTCAACTACTCCATTTTCAAAATCATGCTGATGCCATGCAAGCATTTGCTGCTCTCTAATGTATGTCATGCCAAGCATCGTGCCGTCATCTCGAACCATCCAAAGTATTGAGTGAGGTATTTGCTGATAAGCCCAATCTAAAAGAGTGTAGTCATCAACCAAATGAGAACTATAAATTGAAAGTTCATCGCCAGTATAGTCATTAGATTCAAATTTAAAATTGATGTCCCTAACATTATTGCCACGAGCTTGAACATATACCGCGCTATTTCCAATAACAATCGGAGATAAACGAGCATTAGATCCATTGTAAGATGACTGTCTGGTATTGATAGCAGACGGCGTAAGCGTCCCACCATTATCACCATTTGCAACAAACTCGCCCGATTCTGTAAACATAAGAAGAACGCCAAGATCAACCAAGTGATGGACCTCATTAACCTGACGCCCAGATAAATTAAAAATAATAGCGTCATCATCTTGTATCGGATTAGAAGTTGAGAAGTCATAAAATGACGCTGTTTTTGATGCATAGACTTTTTCTATATCGTTATTTGTATTGGCTAAAACAAGCCTTTGTTGATAATAAGTAATGGCCGAAGGATAATCCCCAGATGCATTAAAATCCTCTGTTATCCTTGGAGGAGTGTCAGCCGTGTTTATATCATAACCAATATCAACAAATGAAGTAACGCCGGATGCAATACCAATAAAACCGAAAACTCCGTTTGTTTCTCTGTATATATTAAAATCTAATTGAGAAGCCGTAAATCCATAAAGCGAAGTCAAAGACCATGAAACTGTAATTGAGTTTGTCGAGCTAAGAGTGGCATTTCCATTTGTAACTGTCGCAAGATAAGCACCACTAGGAGGGACTGTTTTCAAAGTCGTCTCTTGTCCTGTTAGAGGATTAAATGCTGTTACTGTATATTTATAAGTCCTTGCGCCAGTCGTTCCATTTTGAACTGCAGTAATTGATGTAGGATAATCAATCTGAGCTTCAAATGTTATTGCAGCCAATGTCCAGCTTGCATCGCCAGTTCTGGACAAATTCTGAGGTGCATGTCCAGGGTGAACGATTGTCAGGACATCAGCAGATTGAACAAACTTTAATTCTGATAAATCATTTTCAGAATACGTAGTTGTTATTTCATAAATCTCTTCAATTGTTCCGCCTGAAGTATACGCTCCAAATGAAGTTGAATTCACATTTGTATTATTCATGTAGTGAATGTGAAATGTATTTGCAGTTGTATTCACATTCTTAACTATAAACTGTCTATTGTTTAAATAATTTCCCATCGGTCCAGATATGCCAGACAATAAAATATGATCATCATTTGCATAATTGTCCGCGCCTGAATAAGTAATTACAGCCGGATTCGCATTTGTAATTCCTGTTATTGATTGACCATCTCTTTTTATATATTCGCCATTCTTAATTACGCGCATATAAAATCGGCCAAATTCTAGGCAATATGTTTGATTAACATTAAAAACAAAAGGGATTAATCTTACAGTTCTGTTTTGGTTTTTTGCCTCACCAACAAACTGAGTTCCCGGTCTGTTTGATACTCCGCCATGTCTCATGACATAAAAATTACGACAAGTCCTTAATGCATTTTGATATTTTGCAACATCAGTTCGAGCATAAAGAGAAGGGCTCAACTCACCAGATGAGAAACTTTTTTGCATAATGGCCGTCATGATTAGTCCTCGTCTTCAGTTTCGCTTTCTCCATAAAGCGCCTCACTTGGATCTTTAAGTTTTTTATCTGAATCTGATTCAAGTTCCATTTCAATGATTTGAATTTCCATGGTCTTTGCACCTTCATCTAATCGCTGGCCAACAACCATGACAGTCGCTTCCATGCTCATCTTAGATCCAATCGAAGGGAGCTCTTTAAGTCCCAGCATATCTAACTCGCTTTGGCTTAAATACAAACGAAGACAATAAGGATACTTTGGCTCACTCGGTTTTTCAGCAAGACCTTTGTTTGAGTAGCCAACATTTGCGACAACCTCGTCACTCATCGCCATCATTTTATTTAATGCCATGCTTTTCATTTTAATCCCTTGCTGCAATTGATTCAGTGTCTTGTCTAGTTGAGGAGTTGTCCTCATTGAATTTATTTGCGCTGGCTTTGCTTATTTCTATTTCATATTTTTGCATTGCCTTGTCACTAAGATTAAACGGATCACCCGCCGTAAGTCTTGGCCCTATATAGTGTGCAAGCCTATAACTAAGAGCAATAACAAAATCACTTGGAAATAAATCAGCCGATTCTTCGTTTTTCGTGTATTCAATTTGTGCATCCTGTTGATCCGTATAAATCAAAAGACCTTGGTCATCTTGAACTATTTTGTAAACAACTTTTGTTGCCTCAGTGTCATCTCTAAATCCTGACAAAATCCTTCTCACAAAAAGGCAATCAACAGGATATCTGTATGAGTAAGCCCATTCAGTTGTTGGATCTTCTTCGACTAAACCTAGATTTACAAACCTAGTTGAAAATGGCCATGGATAATCATTGAGAACAGCTTTTCTCGCCTCATCATAAAACCTACGACAAGCCGCTGCTTCTTTCGATTGCTCAGTTGTTACATTAGCAATTTCTTTTGAAATACCTAAATGCGATATTGCAATGTTGCAAATATCTGTCTTTGAAGCCATTAGAACCTACCAATAGCTAGAACAGAAACACCTGCAGCTGTTGTTATTTTCCAACCTGGAGAAGTCGCATTTCTGCAAACGGCTCCAATTATTACAGAGTATGTTCCAATTGGAGTATTGTTAGGAACAATCGTTATTGCAGTGCCGTTTCCATCTTTTATTTGAACTTGAGCGGTGGCCGCAGTTGTAACATTCACGACAAGTCTTTCAAGAATTTGACCTACGGCGGGAGCAGATGAAACAGCAGCGTCGGTCTGAGATGCGGCAACGGCGGTGTATGTTGTATTAAAATCATAACGTGGCCCCATAATTATCTCCCAAGAAAAAAGGGGAGCGAACTCCCCTTAGTTTTTAGATCACTTCGTCGCTAGACGATTTTGGTAACTCGATCTTTTCTTTTGATTTCTGAGCAGCTTTTTTTTCGTCAACAGGCACACACCACAATGGAGCAATCTGTACGCCGTTGCTATCGTATTTAAAAAACTTCTCATCGATATCAAAGATCTGTCCTTCTCGAACTCTTCTGTGATCGATATAACCTAACTTAGTAGCCTTAGCTTTAATCTTAGCCATCTAACGATCTCCTTAAGAAACAACAAATCCATCTGGATAAACGTAATCATTTTGAACCATACTCATTGGCATCAAATGAGTAGTTACCGTGATGGTAGGAGTAGTTCCACCCATTGTATAGTTAACACGAATGTAACGCTCTGTCGCAACACCTGGAGGTATTGGCAAAACATATTTCGCGCCAGCTGCAAAAGATGAAAACGTAGGGCTCACTACAACAGATGTTGCAGATGAGAACCCAGCATTGTCATCAGATTGCAAAGTCGCGATCATAGTTGGAGTAGTTCCACCCATAGCAACATCGCATCCAATAACAACACACATTGGCTCGCCAACGCCAAGGCGTCGCTCTTGACCAAGGTCGATAATATCAGTAGACGCTGCTGTAACAGTCAACGCCTGTGCATTTGAAAACAAATTTTCTCTATCAACGTACATAATAAACTCCTTTTTAAAATTGAAAGAGGGGAGCGAAATGCTCCCCAATTAAATTAGACCAAAGCTTCTGTTTCAATAATTGCATCACACGTTCGAACTGGAATTCCTCGAAATGAAGGGATGAGCTTGCCATCAACATCATTGTAAACCAAAGATCCACCTGATTG